CCAAAAAAACTCGTCAAGGGCGGGGAAAACACTCGAAGTACTCGGCAACCTCCCGTAACTCGGCTCGTAAAAGATATAGAGGGCAGGGTCGTTAATGAGTTCGCTAATTTGTAATTTACCTGCTGTTGAATTATGGGTGAGAAAAGAATACTTAACCGACCATAAGAGTGGTCACGGAGAATTTGAAAGAGGAGTATGGGTATCGGCCAAGAGCATTCCTGGTCGTGCCTTTTATTTTGAGACGTATTTGCCCGAATATGCTGCGATTTACGATAAATTGCCCATATCCGCTTTTGTCTCGTCACCAGAAACACCAAATCCTGATATGCCTTTGCATAATTTACAGTTTTGGAACTGTATGGACTATGGATTGACTGCAATTTGTAAGAATTTCATTGGATCAATGCACTATGAAGTGTACACAAGAGACTTTGGGACGCAAACAGGCACCTATATTTGCACTTTAGACAACTATCACGAAGATATTGATACGATTGACTACTCAACAAGTGAATCACCTGCTGAACATAAGTCTCATAACCTTCTAGAACTCGATAATGGGCAGTATTGTCTCTATCCAAACAACAGAATGAGGATATATGACAACAGTATTACTCCAGAAACACCTAAAGTGCCCGATTTTAAGGTTTCAACCGCATATTATCAGGTTGAAAACGGTCATGATCGTGATGGATTAGGTTCTGAAGAGAATTATTTCTGGAAAACTGCAAAAGAAAGGAAAAAAACTGACGATAGAAAACCATTTGAACCAGAATTGGGATGAAACACGTAAAAAATGCTCATATGGGCACTCATTTACACGTTGAAGTGTATAATGTGCCCTTTAAAAAGTTAAATGATAAGGAAAAAATCGAACAAGTGTGCGTTGATGCTTGTAAAATCGAAGGATTGAAGGTTTTAAACACATATTCTCACCAATTTGATCCTTATGGAGTAACTTGTACCATAACTTTGGGTGAAAGTCATCTTTCTTGCCATACTTGGCCAGAAAAAAGTTGTGTTGCTTTCGATATTTTCACTTGTGGATCGAAAAATCCACGTTGTGTTGCATTTTGGATACTTGAATACTTTGATACTGATGATTATGTGATGAATGATTATGCAAGATAGGGTATAAATAAATCTAAAAGCATTAATAATGGCGATTCAACGCAAATCAAGAGCATTTAAGGATATCAGTTTGTCTTTTACACCACATCCAGTGACGAAAGACCTTCCTGTGCTCACGAATGAGCGAGCAATTACCAGATCAGTGAGGAATTTAGTCGAAACAATACCAACAGAGAGGTTTTTTAACTCAATTCTAGGAACAGACATCAGAGATTCTCTATTTGAGAACTTTGAAAGATCAACTGTAATGGTTATAGAGGATCAAGTACGTAATACGATTAGAAACTTTGAACCAAGAGTTGGTCAAATTGGTGTAGAAGTCAATGCCCTAACGGACAATAATACTTTAGAAGTAAAAGTGCTTTTTGAGATCGATGGATTGGATGTTCCAACTCAATCATTTACCTTTTTATTAGAACCAACGAGATAATATGCCCTTTACACAGTTTACAAATTTAGACTTTGATCAAATCAAAGTACAAATCAAAGATTTTCTTCGTGCAAACTCAAATTTCACTGATTTTGACTTTGAGGGTTCAAACTTCTCTGTTTTAATTGACACTCTTGCCTATAATACTTATATTAATGCATTTAATGCAAACTTACTTGCAAATGAGTCATTTCTAGATTCAGCGACCATACGTGAAAACGTTGTTTCCCTTGCTCGTAACATTGGATATGTACCACGTTCAAAAACTGCAGCAGTTGCATCAATACAAATATCAGATATTAACTTAGGAACTACAAATACCAGTACACCAAGATTTTTAACTCTTCGATCAGGTCTTGTATGTGTTGGTAATTCAGAAAATACCACTTATCGTTTCTCAATACCTGATGAAATTACTTCTTCCCGTGTTCGTGACATAAATGGAGTGTCTTTTGCTCAATTTGATGATCCAATCACTGTTTATGAGGGAACACTGCTTCAAAGGGTATATAAGGTTGATACATCTCAAGATCAAAGGTTCATAATTGATAGTCCTAACATTGATAGCTCAACGTTAAGAGTATTTGTAAAAGGTACGAACGATGTGGGACTTGGTAGAAAGTATTCAATGGTGGATAATATATTAAACATTAATAAAAATTCAGAAATTTACCTTGCACAGGAAGTTCAAGATGAAAAATATGAAATATTGTTTGGTGATGATCTTTTTGGTAAAAAACTTGAAAATAACTCTATTATAACAGCAAAATATCTTGTGACTGATGGTGAGGATGGTAATGGTCCGTCTAATTTTAGTTTTCAAGGATCTTTTACAAAAAGTGATGGAACACTGTTTACACCAACTGATAATATTGTTGTAACTACCGTCTCTAGTGCCTCTAACGGTGCGGAAGTTGAAGATGTGTCTTCTATTAAGTATTTTGCTCCAAGACTTTACTCAGCACAATATAGAGCAGTTACACCAAGAGATTATGAAGCAATAATTCAAGATATTTTTCCAAAAACTGAGTCGGTTGCAGTCGTTGGTGGAGAAGAATTAGACCCACCAAAATTTGGTCAGGTTCAAATTAGTATTAAACCCAAAGGTGGTACTTATGTATCAGATTTTGATAAAACTCAAATAAAAAATAAACTTAAGAATTACGCTATCGCTGGTATCAATGCTACAATAGTTGATTTAAAAATACTATATGTGGAATTGAACTCAACAATCTATTATAATCCTGCACAGGTCGCTTCAGCATCAAATTTAAGAACAACTATCGTATCATCATTAGATAATTATGCTAGAAATATTGAGATAAACAAATTTGGTGGTAGATTTAAGTATAGTAAATTAAATACATTAATTGATCGTGTTGACAATGGTATTACATCTAATATCACAAAGGTAATCATTAGAAGAGATCTTAAAGCACTATTAAATCAATTTGCACAGTATGAATTATGTTTTGGAAATCGTTTCAATATAAACCCCGCTGGTTATAATATAAAGAGCACAGGATTTACAGTTTTAGGTTCTAATCAAACTGCATATTTAACAGATGTCCCTAATAAAGATGCTGCAGGAAATCTTGATGGATCAATGAAGGGTACTTTAAGTGCAGTCTTTAAGAATGAAAAGGATAAACAACAAGTTTTGATAAAAGATGCTGGTATAGTAGATTATAAAAAAGGTGAGATTATTTTGAATACAATTAATATTACATCCACAGCATCAGAAAATAATATCATTGAAGTTCAAGCATTCCCTGAATCAAATGATGTAGTAGGATTAAAGGATTTGTATTTGAGTTTTGATGTTTCAAAAAGTACAATAAATATGTTTAAGGATGTAATCGCTTCAGGTGAAGATGTTTCAGGTGTTGTGTTCACAAGAGATTATTATACTTCTAGTTACTCTAACGGAGATTTAGAGAGGAAATAATTTATGTCTCAAATTGACAAAAGAATAAAAGTCAATACAATTATTGAAAACCAGTTACCTGAATTTGTGGTGACTGATTTTCCAAACGCTGCTGAGTTTTTTAAGCAATATTATATTTCACAAGAGTTTCAAGGAGGTCCAAGTGATCTTATAGGAAACTTTGATCAGTATTTAAAATCAGATAATTTAGTGCCTGAAGTTGTTACTGGTACTACAAGTGTTACATCAGATTTTTCAGCATCTGATACTATCATATCAGTTCCAAGTACTAAAGGTTTTCCTTCAGAATATGGATTACTAAAAATAGATGATGAAATAATATCTTATACTGGTATCACATCTACATCTTTCACAGGATGTATTCGTGGATTTAGTGGTATTACTGGATATAACGTTGGTATCTCTTCATCACTATTAGAAATTAATCGTGAAAATTTAATTTTTAATGACACAACTGCATCATCTCATAGTTCTGGTACTACAGTTACTAACCTATCAGTATTATTTTTACAAGAATTTTACAAAAAACTCAAAAAGACATTTTTACCTGGTTTAGAAGATAATGATTTTGATACAGATCTTGATGTAGGTAACTTTTTTAAGTTTGCTAGAAGTTTTTATCAATCAAAAGGAATTGAAGAATCTGTAAGGATTTTATTCAAAGTATTATATGGGGTCGAGTCTACTATTCTTGACCTTGAAGGAAATTTAATCAAACCTTCTGGAGCAGAATTCATACGTAGAGAAGTAATAGTTGCAGATTTAATTTCAACCACAGCAGACCCACAAAATTTAGTTGGACAAACTATATTTAAATCAACAGACACAAGGACAAACGCATCTGTATCTGAAGTAGAAATATTAAAAAGAGATCAAAAAACATATTATAAAATTTCATTATTTGTCGGATTTAGTGATCGTGATTTAATAGAAGGTGTTTTCACAGTTCCAGGTAAAACAAAATCTCTTACTGATGTAGCGATTAATAGTGATGTCATATCAGTTGATTCAACAGTCGGTTTTGGAGCAACAGGAACTATAATAAGTGGTCAAAATAGTATTGATTATACATCTAAAACAATAAATCAATTCTTTGGTTGCACAGGTGTAGGTGTTAAAATCAATACTGCAGATGATATAAGATCGAATGAAACTATTTTTGGATATGAAAATGGAGATTTATCAAAGAGGGTAGATCTTAGAATTACAGGAGTTCTTTCTGAGTTAGTTCCTATATCAGATATTAGTCTTGTAAATGAGGGAGAGAATATATTTGTTAAAAATATAGGTGAAAAAATTAAAAATGACAACTCATCTTATAAAGAAATATTTGCTAATTCATGGAAATATAATACATCATCAAGGTTACAAGTTGTTATAGATGGAACAACATATACTTTTAGAGCACCTATAGACAAATCTAATTTAAAAGTAGGAGATACATTCAATATATTAAAAAGAAATCAACAGGGTATTGAAGGCACTGGAACTGTTAAAAGTATTGACACAAATTTAAATCAAATTACAGTTGACAATGTTGTTGGTTTTACTACAATATCTAATCAATTATATGATATTAGAAGAATAATTGAAACTGCGACAAGTAGTGGGGTAGAAATAGAGCAAGGAAATGATGTATTAATATCAGACGTTTTAAATGTTTATAGTGATGGTGAGACTGATGGGTATGTTGCCTCAAACTCTCTTCCAAATTACAATATTACGGTTGATACAATAAAAGAAACCACCAGTGGTTTAAGTTTAAATGGTAAAAATATTTTTACAAATGAGTATAGTTTTATTCAATTTTTCCCACCTTCAAATCAGAATATTAAGTTCATACAGGGAGATGCAATAATTTATAGTCCTGCAACAGAAGTTTTGTCTGGTTTGGAGTCTGGAAGAACTTACTATGTTGACCCCATTGTGCCTCCTGCAGGATCTAATATATCAAAAATAGCACTATATCAGTCACGTAGTCAAATAGGAACAGCGAGCACTGTACAGATAGGTATTGGAACAACGACAACACAGGATCATACTTTTATTTTACAATCACACGCAGATAGAAAACTACAATCAGATAAAGTATTAAGAAGAATTCCATTATCACAAAATTTATCCATATCATCAAAACATGAAACTCCAATTAATGATATTGGAATATTGAGAGATGGAGTGCAAATTAGATCTCCAATCTCAGATGATATTATCTATTATGGAAATATAGACTCGATTGAAGTTTCAAATGGTGGTAAAGGTTATGATGTTGTTAACCCACCTTTAATCAGTGTTGAGTCTTCTTCAGGAACAACCGCACTTGTTCAACCTATCGTTACTGGAACTGTAGATAAAATTTTAGTTGATCCGCAGAATTTTGATATTGAATCAGTAAAAAGCATTTCAGTAACAGGTGGTAATGGATCAGGATGTGTTCTTCAACCAATTGTAGGTGTAAGAAATAGATTTATTAATTTTGATAGTAGGGATATATTCTTTAATGGTGGTATTGATAAAGATGATGAAACTATAACTTTTAAAACAGAGCATAACTTAGAAAATGGACAATTAGTTTATTATAGTGCTAACAATAATTCTCCAATCGGTATAGGTGCTCCTTATGACACAAATAATATTATTACTGGAACTTTATCTGATGGAGATCCATATTTTGTTAGAGTAGTAAATCCATCAACAGTTAGGATATTTAACACAAAAGAAGATGCTCTTGCGGGTATAGCAGGTATTAATACTGTTGGATTATCAACAGATACTGGAGCTAGTGGAATTCATCGTTTTAGAACAGAAAATAGAACTACTCTCATATCTGTTAAAGTTTTAGAATCAGGTTCAGGATATACAAATCGTAAATTGAAAGTCAACCCTACAGGTATATCAACTGCTTATGATACAATTAATTTTAAAGATCATGGTTTTGAAACTTCAGAGATTATTGAATATAATTTTGAATCAGGTGGTACGATAATATCTGGTTTAAGTACATCTATTCAGTATCACGTTGCAAAGATTGATGATGATTCATTCAAATTGGCAACAAACACAGTTAATTTAGAAAGAAAAGCATATGTTAATTTAACATCTTCTGGAATTGGTTTACAAGAATTTTTCTATCCAGAAATTAAAGTAAATATTGAAGTTTCTTATGGATCAACAGTTACAGGAACATTTAATTTAACACCTGTTGTTACAGGTCAGATTACAGATGCATATGTATATGAGGGAGGATCAAATTATGGTTCAACGATTTTAAATCATCAAATAAAACCTGATGTAGAAATTTTAACAGGAAAGAATGGTGAACTTAAACCAATAGTTGTAAATGGAAGAATTAGTAGTGTTTCAGTTGTTAATAAAGGAGAGGGATATTTTTCTACACCAGATTTAGAAATATCAGACGCTGGAACAGGGTCTGGAGCAATTGTAAGACCTATAACAGAGAATGGTAAGATTGTTGATGCAATTGTTATAAACTCTGGTATAGGATACAATAGTCTTACTACAAATATTGATGTTGTTCCAAAAGGATCTAATGGATCTTTAGGTGCCAGAGTTAGGAGTTTAAAATTAAATAGAGCAGAGAGATTTGGTGATTTTAATCTCACATCTCGAAAAAATTCTTTTGGATTTAGTGTTCTTGGATATTCTCAAGATATTATAAGTTCTCTAGAGGATAGTTTTTCTCTCAAAGCAAATGGTGAATTTGATCAAATAACTGCACATTCACCTATAATTGGATGGGCATATGATGGTAATCCAATCTATGGTCCATTTGGATATTCTGATCCCGACAATATAAATTCTGACTTAAAAATATTAACTCCTTCATATAAACTTGATGTATCAAAAGTTGTTA